GAGGTATGCTCCTGAATCAAGTTTCAGGGACTTAGTTCCACTACGTTTTTCTATGGTAGTAAGTCTAGCTGAAGCAGGGTATATGGTAGTACCATTAGTAGTAGCACTCTGGAATGTATGTGGATACCCACCACCAATCTCCAATGCGTCTGCTAATGCTCTTTGGAATTGATGTGCAGAAGTATTAGAAGAAGGAGGACTGGATAATACGTTAACAGTAATAGTTCCATCCTGTCTAGTAATATTAGAACCACCAGAAGTTACATATGTGTGTACATATTGCTCATCTGCAGGAGAAGCACCAACCTGAACACCAATGTTATTATTGTCTATTACAACAACTTCTAACCACTGGTTACTAACTGGGTCAGTTGTTCTTGGATAGGTATGATTGGTAGCATTACCATCTTTAGTGCAAGAAAATGTTATAGAATTATCAGCAATCTTGATTCTATTACCTGTTTGCATTCCATGGTTGACAACGCTAAGTGTAAGAGTACCAGTCGCAGGTGTATAAACTGCATCAGTACTTGTGAATGTTCCTTGTATACCAACAGCATCTATATTAATCTTAGTGTTGTATGCAGGGTCTTGTCCACCTGAAGGGTTACCTGAACCTGCAACTCTAGGATAAGATTTTTCTGTTGCTCCACCATCTTGATCACAAGTAAAGATTAATGAATTTGGCTTTAACCTAACACTGTCATTGATATTAAGATTGTGATCACCGACATTAAGAACTACAGAACCTGTAATAGGATCGTAATCTGCACCAGTTACTTGTAAGTATGTCTTAGGAGAAGCACCAACCTGTACAGTGAATGTATTAGTTGTGGTTTTTAAAATCTGAAGTTGTTGTCCTTGTCCAACTGGATCATCAGCACGAGGATATGTATGGTTGGTTGCATTACCATCCATTGTACAACTAAAGGTTAATGCATTAAGAGCAAACGATACCTTATTACCTACAGAATATCCATGGTTATTGAGAGTAAGAGTTAACTGTCCAGTATCAGGATCATATGTTGCTCCTGTAGGAGTTATGGTAACATTAGATCCACCAGGATTATTGGTAATCTTACTATTGGTAATGTATTCTTTAAGATCAAATATACCACTAACAGTTTGAGCATATAACCATCTTAAACCAGAGTTTGCACCCTTAAGTGGGAATGATGCACCAGATGTTGATCCTGTTATTGTGTCACCAGGAACGAAGAATCCAGTACCACCTCTATTCTTATAAGCAAATTTGTAAACACGAATGTTCTCATTCTCTTGGTAAGTACCATCTGAGATAACTGCGAGTGCATTGATATTATCAAGGTTACCACCTGCCTTAACAGAATTAGCAATAGCAGATACAAATGTATGTGCGTAGTTACCACCAGAAATTACAGCACCTGCAGTTGCAGATACAAATGTATGAGCATCAGTATTGGAGATAGCACCCTGTCCACCGTTCACATTAACTGTGATTGTGGTTCCTGTTTTAGAAATTATAGGAAGTGCAGTGTCATATGCATAGTCAGCACCACTGGATGTATTAGCACCATTAGCACGAGGATATAATCCTTCACCACCACCGTTGTAAGCACACTGGAATCTTAATGATTCAGTAGCAATTTTAATACTTGTGCCAACTTCTAAAGTGTGTGCACCGATAGTTAATTGTAAATCACCAGAAGTTATATTGTAATTTGCAGCAGTAACATCATGGTTAACGAGAGGAGTTGTACCAACGTTAATTGTAATTGTTGTTGGACCTGTAGCAGTAATAGCGATCTGCTTTTCATACCATGGGTCAGTAGGACGTGGGTATGTCTTCTGAGCAGTATTCTGATCCATCAAACATGTAAATGTTAATCCATAAGGATCAATTCTTACAGTGTCAGATGTTGTTAAAGTATGTGATCCAATGGTAAGAACCATGTCACCAGTTGCAGCATCATAAGTTGCACCTGAAGGAGTAAACTGATCACCACTAAATGCAGTAGTAGCAAGATTTGCTAAAGTATCAATAGAAGATGCTACGTTTGCACAGTTTGTTTCATTCTGGTTAGATCCTGAAGCATAATCTGGATCATAGTAATGTGCAACTCCAGAGTTCTCTAAGTATGGAGCAGAGTATGTTGTAGGATCATTAAGGTTATAACCAGTTTCAGTAAGAGACTGACTGTAGAGCAAGTTTCTCATTGCTCTCTTACATAATTCTTTTGCTTTATTAAATGCAGTTATCGCTTCTTCTGTTTCTGGAAGACCATTGTTAATTGGAATTCCATTTGAGTCAAAGAACTTCTTAGTAAAGGATACGATTGCATAATTACCATCACCTTCTAGGTCATCTGCAATAGCATCAATAAAGTATCCTGTATCTCTATTACACTTGATCTCTTTAGGAGTATAACCTCCATCAGGTAGAGTAAGGTCAATAAGATCACTTAGTGATGCTGCTTCGAGGACTTCCTTAACATTGGTCCAAAGAGTTGTAAGAGCAGCCTGAACGTCAGCACAATTGTCAACACCGTTGTTAGTAGTATTGGTACCTGCTGATCCATAATTACCGCCAGGATTAGGGTCAGCAGTAATACCAGTATTGTTATTAGGTCCACTAGATTGCTCATTGTATTTGTTATAAACGACAGCATCAATAGTCTCAGATCCACTTAAAGTGTTCTGAATAGCATCCTGCATATAATCTACACATCTCTGGAATCCCCAAACAGTTTCAGTTTCTTCACCAAGAAGATATGCTAATGATGTACCATCAGGGAAGTACTTCTGTAAGAACTTACGAGTATAAACTGTACCACCCCATCCTGTGTCTCTTGAGAGAGCATCGATGAGATATCTCATATCTCTCTTACATTTAGTAGCACTAGGAATTGTAGAACTAGGATACTGAACAATCATGTCCTGATATGCCTTAGCAATAATCCATTCGCTATTTTTTTGTATTAAACGATATCCATCTTTAAATCTACCATACTGAGTAGTTTCTGTTTCTCCAGTGTAGTAGAAATCTGGATAGTCGATTGCAATTTGAGAGGTTGCAAAATCGATAATTTCTTGTCTATTATTTCTAATGCTTCTAGCAGCATCTTTATATCTGTTAATAGCGTCAGTTTCAGCATTACCGTAAGTAACATTGATAGAACGAATCTTATCATTATTAGTGATTGTACCACCAGATAAGTTGTTATATTCGATCTCAGTAGAACGTACTGACTCATAATCAAGGAAGTCAGCGTTAATACGATCTGCAGCGTCAGTTAATGTAGTAGGAGTAATAGTTGTCTGAGAGATATTATCAAGAATAATATTCTGGTTAGATAGAGATATAAGTCTCTCAAATACTAATCCGAAGAATGTAGAACCTTTGTTAATGATAAGAGTATCTACAACGTCACCTAACTTGATATCACCTGAAACAGTAGCATTTAACGATCCAGCAGTAATTGTTTCTCCATCAACAAAATTAGCAACAGATTTAGCTACAAAGTACAATACAGGTGGTTGTGCTTCAGCATCTACTCTAACAACTTCCGCTAGAGCACCACTGATCCCACCAGTTAGTTGATCTCCCTCTTCGAAGGCTACTGCAGTTGCAAGGTTGATAGAACTGATAGGATCTCTATATGGAGAAATTCCAACAACCTTAGCAGCAATATTTGATGCTGAGGAGTATATAAAGTCATTTAAGAAAATAGCATAAGCACCTGTCTCATATTCGGCAGTACCAGAAGTCTTAGAAAGAACTAAGAAGGAATCAGTATTACCATCAAGGTCTAAGTTAGTTTCTTCGACTTTAGCGGTTTCTCCACTTAAAGCAACCTTAGTAACGACTTCTTCGAACTCAAAGATAGTTTCTTGACTTAAAACATCAATAGAACCAATTAAAGCACTAAATCCAGTTCTAGAAACGTCAATTCTCTCATTGAGTTGATAAGGACCAGATGAGATGTCAATAACGTCAATACTTGTTGCACCAGTAGCAACAACTCTAGAATTAGCATTAGAAGTGAATCCAGAAACGAAATCACCGATTTGTGGGAAAATACCACCAATAGTGTTTAGATTAAGTCTAGTAATCTGTAATATCTGTATTTCTACGTTTCTGTAAACAACCTTAGAATCTGGTCTTGGTGGTTCAGCAAATACGATCTGATTACCAACAATTTGATATGCAGTACCAGGTGACTGGATAACACCGTTTAAGGTGACCAACATCTGATTTTCTTTAATTATTACCTGTTCACCTTCTACACTAAGTGGGAATCCTTTAGTAGAACCATCAAACTGATCTGAGATGTTATCTAACTTCTTAACGATAGATGTTAAGATTTCCTCAGAGTTTGTTAGTCTTTTCTTTCTGAATAGAACTTCAGAGTTGTTAAATGTAGAATATATTGGTTGAGCAGCACCAAATGATGTAATTTGGTTAACATTGGTATATTCATTAATATTAACCTGTTTTGTAAACTCAGTACCAATCTTACGTCCAGAAACGTCCTTACCACCAGTCAGTTCTAACTGACCAAACATATTAAATCCTGCAGGGTGATTATTCTCTAATACCTGCTTCTTCCAACGGTTAATTGGAATTTGTGACTTAATAACATATGAGAAGTTCTGATAGAAGTAAGAGTCCTGAATCTTTTGTACGATTTCAGAAGGTTTACCAACGTCATCAATAAATCTACCAGATGTTCTTGTAAGAGCATCAATATTAAGAATACCTCTTGCAATGTTAACATTGTCAATAATACCAGATGCACGAGATATAACACCTTGTACCTTACCACCTACAACAAACTCACCTTTTGGATTAACAATCTTAAGAATCTTAGGACCAATCTGCCAACCGTCATTAATAGAAACAGTACCGAAGGCATTTGCTAATTCATAAGATTCACCTTGGAATACTTCTTCAGATTCTAAGAATCTTGAGGTTTCTACAACAGCAGTTGCTTGACCACCGAATACCTCAGTAAGAAGAACCTGTCTTCCATCACCTTGTGTTAAGAAGGTAATAAAGTTACCAGAATCAGCATCAGCAGGTGTTAACGCAAATCTAAGTTGATCAGATTCTAGTGAGTTAGCATCACCCGCAATAGCATAGTAAGTCTGTGTAGATGACAATGAAGTCAAACCAACTGAACTTGGTTTTGGTAGTTCACCAACTGTAGTACCGATATCTTCTGCACGGAACTGTACAGCAGCACCAGTTGTAATACCATGTGGGAAGTTAAACTGTAGATAGTTAAGGTCTAAGTTAACAACGTATGTAAATTCTGATTTTAGAGTAACAACTGGTTCTGAACTATATCCTGCACCTGGATCCTTAACGATGATCTCAGACAGTCTATTGTTCTTAACTATTGCCTCAGCATTAGCACCAGTTCCACCACCACCGTCGATTACAACAACAGGAGCAGATGTATAGCCAGCACCTGGATTGGTTATCTTGATCTGTGATAGTATTGAGGTGTTAAAGAGTTGTAAGTTAACTGGGAATGCGATCTCAGGACGTAGAGTGTAGTCATGAGAGTAACCATAACCAAATTCATTGTTCTTAAGAGTTTTAATCTTACCAATCTGTGTACCAGTTAAGAATATAGAAGCACCTGTACCTTCAGCAGGTATAACAACAGTTAATTCTGCACCAGAACCAGAAAGTGTAGGTCCAAGAATTCCTGGTATACCATCTACATCGATAACACCAGTTGTGTATCCAGAACCAGGATCAATAAGGTCAACATCACTGATTGTTCCTGAATCAGTCTCAGCATCAATAGTAACTGTGATGTTAGCTAGACCACCTTCACCATCACCTATAATAGGAACCTGTGTATATACGCCAGGTGCATATTCAGTACCACCGTTAGCAATTCTTATCTTCTCAATCTTACGATCAGATGCAACCTCTGAAATAATTGGTAGTTTCTTATAGAATCCACCTGGAGAGATCAACTTAATTGTGTTAATAGGTCCAATCGCTTTCTTAGAAGTTGTGGAATAGTATGAATTAGGTCTATCCTGATCATCCAATCCAATCATTGCAGTATTAAATTCTGGTTCATGCTCTAATGGGAATCTGAACTCAGTATCACTAATAATTTCAGCAATGTTAAATGTTCCATCATAAGGAGTCTTAATAACATCAATAAAGGATTCAGAACCAACTGGAGAGTTAGAATGTAATGTTCTACTTGGATCAAAGTAGTATGTGATGTTAGTTACTTCACCACCAACTGTAAACTTAACTATAGGAACTTCGGTAGCAGAAGATTGACCAGGAATTCCTTCACGTTCGATAACGTTAAAGGAGTATTCTAGTTTAAACTGGTTATCTTGAGAGAATGATAAGTAGTAGTCTTGGTTAGAAGCATCACTCATATCAAAGATATAAGAGTGGTTTCTTACCAACATTAGAGTTGGGTGCTTAGATGATATCTTAACTCTAGCAATAGAATTGTTGTCAAATGTAGGATCAGATACAGCAGTTGCCCTCATTCTATAAGTAAAGTCTCTTGATGAGAAGACTTCTTCTACAAAGAATGATCCATCAAACTGTGTGCCCTGGAATCCCTCAACAAAGAGGATATCTCCTGCAGTAAATCTATGTGCACTAAGAGCAGAACAGTATATAAGATCAGTCCTAGTCTCTCCTGTGCGAATAATATCCTTATTAAGAGTAACTACTAATTCTATTTTCTTAACTGTAGTTACGCCATTAATTTGACCAATTTTAGGGTTATCTTCTTTTGGCCCTGCGGTTACACTACCACCAAGCGAAATTACATCACCAACTATGAAATCAGATCCAGGATATACCTCAAGAATCTTAACTCTATAATCACCAGGATCATAAGGTCTGAACCTAGCATATTGTGATAATGCATCATACTGTTGCTGCCATGTCCAAACTACAGTACCATCAGTTGCAGTACCAGAAGTATGTGTAGGTGGAACAGTACTAGAAACACCTGCAGTAGTACACTGATATCTCTGTCTTCCCCAGTAGACTTCATCATTTAATGAGAATGACTTACTAGGACTCCATAAAGGTATAGTTGGTTTTGGCCAAGCATGTTCTAATAGATCAACTTCTATAGGACCAGAAACACTAATAAACTGCCATAGAACACCACCATCGGTTACTATACCAATCTCATGAGTAGGTGCAGTAACACCAGATGTAGAATTATTAGTTGCTTTGTATATCTTACCTGCGTTGTAAACCTGTGTATCAACTGTATATGCTTTACCTGTTACCCACTGATCTTGAGGTCTTGCTTGTTCGAATACAACATCATCAATAGTATTCTCTTCACCAATATCATTTTGATATAGATCAGTAGTATCATTATTAAATGTACCGTAAATCTTACCAACCTTATACTTGGTACCAAGACCAGGTGTGTCTATTGTACCAGTTGGAACCTCAACGATAGTACCAAATCCCTGAACAATACCATTCTCATTTGTCTGCTGTAGAATTGTTCCTTTAGTAAATTTAATGTCTTGGTTAAATGTAAATTCCTTAACTAAGTCAATCTTCTGATATCCTGCATCTCTGATGTAGAACTTCGCCATAGGAACTGCAGTTACCTTAACCTTTCTACCAAGTGGTGAAGGTATTGTAGAAGTCTTAGATGCAAATGTATGATTAGCACTTGTAAAGTTGTAACTACCTGGTGCAAGTTGTGATATAACATCAGAGTAGTCAAGAATCTGTAAACCAGATGAACCTTGATTCCATATTGTTACAACAGGATTACTTAAACTATTAATGTTAATCGCTGATGTTTCTGTAAACTTAAGTGCTTTAGTATGAGTAGTTTCAGAGAATGCACTATAGTCACCTCTCTTATCATGCTGACGATCAAACTTAATAATATTAACTCTAGAGTCAGTAGAAGTAATTCTATAACGTTCAGTAGGAAGAGTAAATGTTCCACTCCATACTGAATTAGGATCAATAACAAAATCATCAATAGTACCTAATAAGGAGTTACCTGTAGCAGGTGTTGTCTTATTAGCACCAACATATACATCATTAAGACCAATATTTGTTACTACAGTTGCAGTACAAACCTGTGCACCATCAAAGTAAACAGAATACTTATATGAACCTAAGGTTGGTTCCTCCTTAACTACTCCCCAATGATGGAATGAAGATGAACCCATCGCAGTCCAATATGTACTACCAACTGATGCAGTAGTAGATCCACCACCACCCTGAGGTGCAATGGTCATCTCAATCTTACCTAGGTTAGGACTAGAAACGTTACCATCTACAGTAACAATAAGACTATTACCAGTTGCATCATCAATAGTGAACATCTCAACCTTCGGATTGTTCGCAGCATGAGATGGTTCCATGTAACTCCATGCTGATACAGTCCAATTAGTTGTTATTCCAGCTCCTGCTGCCTTCATATAAGCAGGACCACCAGAGAACTTCAGAGCACCTGCACCAAACTTAAATTCTTGTGTATTATGAATAGCATATGCAGCATTTGAGAAACTTGTAGTTACAAGTGCTTGTTTTGTGCTATCTTCATCTAAATCATTCTCATTCTCAAAACGAGCAACATATGTCTGTACTGGAAGTTGCTTATTACATGGAATAATAACATCACCAGAGTTATCTACTTGGTGAGTCCATGCTGACATACCAATATCATCAGTATCTTCGATATTAGTACTCTTAAGAAGAGTTCCATCATACTTAAAGTTCATTGCAACGATCTGACGATCATTATCCCAATATTTCAGATCAGCAACGACACTTACATTACCAAAGACATCTAAATTGATACCTGCATGTTTAACTGCTTCGAAATTGCCACTAGGAGCAATAATCTTAGAAAACTCGTATGTTGGACCTGCTGCAGGATTGGTAGAAAGTTGATCAATAGGTATCTTAAAGAATGCTATACCATAATTCTTAGTTCCATTCCACATATCACATATGAAGAATAGATCGTTCCACTCATCAAGGATGAACTGTGGTCTCTGTACACTACCACCTGCTATAGCAAGTCTCTTAGTATAGTTAAGTTCGATGTTTGCACCATCGTACTCCATTTCACCGAATAATAAGTCATTATTGTCAGCATCAACACCAGTCCAAAGCATTTTATTGTTTCCAATGAACCTAAGTTGGTTCATTGTCTCACCTTCGTCATCAGAAGCAAATTTACGCTTCTCTACAACGTCACCTAGGTTATTAAGTTGCATAACCCAGATATCGTTAGGATCTGGAGAGTTAGTATCAGTCCAACCGCAAATATAGACTCTTTGCTCATCATCTAGGTGAATATCACCTGCATAGTCTCTTCTAGCAGATCCAGAGACACCTGCGATCTCTTTTTGCCATCTGACAATACCTTCAGGTGCATTTGCATTATTAAACCCAGATTCGTACTTAGCAACTAAAATATCGGGATTATAAGTCGCAGTTGACTGAGATTCGGTTTCACCGATAATATAGATCAATTCATTCTCTTCAGAAGTCTCATCAAGGTACATTGACTTCCAACGAGCAACTTTATTGGATGCAGAAGGTAAAAGTGTTCTATCCCAAACTAAAACACCCAAATCAGTAAATTTAGCAAGGAATGCAGAAGAATCACCATTAACTTGAGTTAATTCACCACAAATGTAGATATAACGATCTGTGGTTATCTGAGAATCGAATATTTGGATTTTATCGGTATCTTCGTAATATTCAGATAACCAATAGTAAGTTTTCTTGTATTGTTGTGGATGAGAGACTCTAATCTGTGGAGGAGCGTCTACATCGTATCCAAAACCACTATTAACGATATTAACGCTTCCAACCTTACCAGTTGTCTCATCTAGAACAATACTAAAGTTAACGTCTTGTCCAGAAGAGGTAATGATCTCATAAGTCGGTGGAATCTGTGTATTGTAACCAATACCTGATTGTGTTACTGTAATAGTCTCAATACCAGTAACAACTGACATATAGTAACGCTTGTTAGTATTATCAGTAATAACTCGACTGTTAACAATAATTTCGTCTTGTGCGATAAGTTCATGGTCTGTAGCAGTGGTTATTTTACCGTATGGGATGTCATTAACGACTTCCTTTGTATATGCAGCAATGTCTCGGCCCTGGACCGACTCGATAATGGCAGAAGCTCCGAACCCGTCTGTACCTGTGTTATCGAAGAATAAAGTGTCATCAACCTGATAAGAAACACCTGCGTTCTCAACAACGAATCCATCAATCTGTGCAGACTCGAATTTAGTGGTTGTATCAACCTCAATATCAACTCTTGACTCTGCTGATACTCTAGGGAAGTAATCATAGATCTGTAGTGCTGCTTCTTCTGTTATTGCTTGTTCTGTTGCAATTTCAGCAGGAGATATGATTGCATCACCATCTAAGTCCTCAATTTCGAAAATAAGAAGATCACCTTCTCTTTCAGTCACAAATGAGTCTGCCTGTTGGTTTGGTTGACGCTCAATATCAATATCAACGTTTACATATGGATCTCTGAATCTTGCAACGTCTTGAGGAATGTTTTCTTGTGTTGCAGTCTGTGTTAAGTTCCATGTATCAACAACTGAGTTAAAACTAGGACCAATGATGTATGGGAAGACTGGTAAACCTGCATCTGACTCATCAATGGTTATAAAGTATGCATATGTACCTGCAGGGTAGTCTGGAGTCTTACAGAAACGTCCATTATAAGCATCTAGGTCACCTTGTTGGAATGTGTACTTATAATCGTTTACAAAGTATCCTGGTGGGTATGTTTCCAGTGCAGGACCATCAATACGAGCAGGATTTGGGTTTGTATCCACATCTTCTACAATTTCTGTCTTTAAAGTGTAAGAAGAACGCATTCTTCTAATACCACTGTTCTGATCAGTAGGATCAATGTATCCATAAGGACCATAGATGGGATTACCATCAAATGCCCATCCAATGATAGGAGAGTGACCAATGTTAGAAGGAACTTCTTGGAAACGGTTAGTTTCTGGATTTAAGAAGACGTTATCACCAATTACATAACGTAATTCCTTAGGATCGGAAACGTGAGCATATTCACCACCATATTGGTTATTAAAACCAGTAAAGACGTATCCTCTTGCTATATCATACTTTCTCTTAAGAGATCCGTCAGTATTAGTTGCTGTAGGGTTAGCAGGATCAGGATCTAACTGATATTCTATATTTTTGTTCCACTGGAAGACATCTGCAGTAAATGTTGCTAATTGACCAACTGCTTCTAATCTAACAGTTGTCATTCCTTGTGTATATCCAACACCCTTGTTAGTAATGGATACTGAGATAACTTTACCCTTATCTTCTCCTAAAGTACCAATAACAGCAGTTGCTTGAGCACCAAATCCATCACCATTGACATAAACCTTAGGTGCTGAAGTATAAGCATCACCAGAGTTAATAATAGCGATAGATACGATTCTACCGTTAATAACGATAGGTTGTGCTAGTGCTCCTTCACCAGAATTAAGTTTTATGGATGGTGTAGAGGTATATCCGACACCTGAATTAGATAATGTAACTGCACTGATTGGACCTCTTACAGAAGCAGTTGCAAGTGCTCCAGAACCTTTTCCACCAGTAATTGATATAGTTGGTTGTGAAGTATATCCAATTCCTGGGTTTTCTACAAGAATTCTTGTTACTCTACCATTAGTAACAACCGCTTGAGCAGTTGCACCGCTACCACCACCTCCAACGATAGAAATTAGTGGTTGTTCAGTATATCCAGTACCTTCTGCAGTAACTTCGACTGAATCTAATGATCCATTAACAGTTACAGTCGCTGCAGCACCTGTACCGCCACCACCAGTGATTTCTAAGGTAGGTCTTGATCCTGCATCATAATCTACACCTTCATTAGTGATATTAACAGAAGTTAAAGGACCAAAGGTAACAAATTCACTAGATTTGTAAGACCAAGCAGAAACACCGTTAACCCAAGCACCAATTGGATAGTTTGCACCAACTTCTGTTCTTGTAGAGATAGTTTCGACAATTCTAGGGAAACGAAGTAGTTTTCTTTGGTTTCCTGGAATCATTGCAGACCCTTGGAAAGGACCTACCTTATAGTTGGGTAATCCAGACGCTGCAACGTAAACGTAGTTAGTATTAAAGAATGCGTTCTGTATATTAGAAGTAAATAACGAAATTACTTCATCAATAGTGCTTTCAGTTGACTTTCCTCGGTTGAGGTCAACAGAAAGAAGTATATTACCCTGTGGAACGATGTCCATTGGAGTAGGAATACTATATGAGAAGGTAAAGTCATCTAAACGAGAAGTAACCTCAAATGTACCATTATAAACAGCAGGGTTTGCACCATAAATGGTAACTTGGTCTTCTACAAGCAAACCATGTGGGTTAGAGCAGACAACAGTAGCAGTTTGGTTGTTAAGACCACCAGGATTGATGGAAGTAACGCTAATTAACTTCTTAACGTTGTATAACCATGATTGGAGTCTCTCATCTTCACCAGATGAACCTAGAGCAGCAACATTTAACTTATCTCCAGGCAAATAGTAAGATCCACTGTCTTCTAATTCAGTAGTACCCGCTTCAGCGATACCAAGTACTCTTAACTTGACTTCATTTGCTGTTCCACGGTTAACATAGACAAAAATATCAGAATGAATGATTGTACCAGGATCCCAATCCTCTACAACACCATTTTGAGACCTAGTACACTCAATAAACTGGTTTAGTGACTTTTCTTTGTACTGAACAGTCTCTTCATCATCAATAATGATAGTACCGTTCTTTTCTGGCCATCCAATTGTACTATCAACCGTAATTATGTTACCTGTAGTTGATAATGGTTCTACAAGGTTGGTTTTATAAGGAATCTTAAACTCACCAGTGAGTGTTTCTTCAGATATTGCTAATTCATAGATTACGTCAGTTCCCTCAATAATAGAAATGACGTTTTCGATCAAAACGTTAGCATCTTTGATGTTTTGGTCAACAGGATCTGCATATTGGACTAATTGAGCATTTCCTAAATCTGCAGGATCACCAGAAATCAATTTTGCACGCAAAATGGTGTCAACAACCCAAGAAGCATCTGAAGGTTTGATTAATTCATCTCTAGGATAGAATATATCAACTTCTTCACCAAATAGAATCTTAAAGAGGTATTGAGCAGCAGTTTTCGTACCTTTAGAAAGGTAGAAGTCCTTAATTGTCTTAATTACCTGAATCGGATTGACTTGACTGTAGTCAATATTGATTGTAGGCATATATTGACGACGGAACTTGTCAAATACCTGTGTAATAATCTGTGCATCAAGGTTATGTACGACTGCACCAGTTGGATGGTCACTTTGCCTTAGTTGTTCCTCTTTAGCAAAGATCTGATTACCAAATTTATCAAAATCAACAACTTCAGATACACCTCTAGCACATCCTTGTAATGAAGATGGTTGATATTCCTTACCAGTAGATAAAATACTAAATCCAGTTACTTCTCCAAATCCAACGTCGCAAGATGCCTGTGCTGCCAAGGGTTCTGCGATATAAACTGTGGGAGGTTCAGTTGTAGAGTAACCTGTACCAAAGTTTATAATATTAATATCTGTGATAACACCATTAAAGACGGTTGCTGCTGCTTCAGCACCAGTACCACCAATTGCTTCTCCTAGTGATCCTTTACGATCATCTACAATGTATACAGAAGGTGCATCAGTATAACCAGTACCACCAGTTAATAGATTAATGTTAGTAACACTACCATTTGCTACAGTTACATCAAGAACCTGTGCACCAATTGGTTGTACAACTCTAGCTCTTGGTGGAGTGAGGTAACCCCTTCCTCTGTTTGTAATAGTAACAGCAACAATTTCGCCATCTGGAGAAACAGTACACTCAGCAACAGCGTCAACGCCATCAGTAGGGGCTTTGTCGATGTAGATGACAGGAGAATTACTATAGCCGATACCACCATCAGTAATACTAATAGATCCAGCATTTAAACGTCCCTCCGAGTCAATAGTTGGGTCACTTATTATAGCACCACTTGGGTTAACAAAGGAAATAGCGGGTATAAAATCGTAGCCTGAACCAGAATTTGTAACTCTTATACTATCTACTTGTCCAGTTGTATCATCAACACTGATTTCTGCTCTTGCACCTGAACCATTGGTCATATCACTAGGTTCAGTGATTTTAACCTTAGGAGGGTTATAAGAACTGTAACCTTGACCACCGTTGATCAACTGAATGTCCTTAATACCTGCAACTAGGGTTCTTGCAGCAGCACCTTCACCTGTACCGACTGATGTAACGGTAACTTTAGGTGCAAAGTTTAGTTCATATCTCTTACCACCATCTTTGACCTGAATTTCTTCGATTTGACCATTTAGACCAACACGAGTAACCGCTTTAGCACCTGATCCAACAGAAGGTGACACATATTCGATAGAACGAATATGGAAAACATCCTGTGGAGTGATATTTACAAAATATTTGATTCTAGTGTTGTTATCAGTCAACACATAGTCAATATATGGTCTTAATAGAACACCATTACGGTTAATGATAAGACCAATCTCTGAAATTGGAGAATATGGAAGATTATCATAACTAATGGTCATAGAATCTTGACCTGCTAGACCATCAACTGCAGGGAAGACCAATTCTTTAATTACAGAATCAGCAAAACCAATGTAATAAAGGATTCTAGTAGAACCAACTACATCAGTACCGATTCTAGTTCTAGGAGCAGTAGTAAAGGTAATATTAGTACCACTAATCGTATAATCCACATTAGGGATCATACTCTGATTGTAGACTATGACTGCTAAGTGCTCTGCTGAGACAGGTGAGACTGGAGTACCTAAGAACTTGAGTGGGAAGGTTGTAGTGACCCCATCAAAGTCTAAAAATGGACTTTCTAGTTCTTGTCTCTTCTTATTAAATTCTTCTAGTGATAATCCTGGAGTTAGAATAGCATCAGGACCACGAACTGTATTTTGGTAGTAAATTACCTCATTATCAATCATCACAGATCCATCACGATCCATGAATCCATCAATTGACTCAACTTCTATTAAACTATTTGTAGCATCAACGTCCTTAATCAAAGTAGTGCTAGATGCGAGCACTTTTTGATCATATTGGTCAATGTCAAGGTAATCTAATATATTGTTTAATAAGTCGTACGGACGACCTGTCTTTTCTTGAGATTTATAGTACTCAAAAAGAAACGAGACAAATTGCTCGTCTTCGTGTTTGATAAAGTCAGGTAACTGACCTTCGACTCTATCAGATATATTAACAGAACTTAGAGTTTGCATCTAATTAGAAACAGGATTCGACTTCTGGATACTCGAAAGCATCGATTGGGTAATTAATGATATTTATTGGGGTTCCACCGTAGTTCCATCCACCGAAGTTATTAGGATCAAATGTTGGAACAGTTGTTGGGTTAGTAATGAAATCAATTGGGTAAACTTCAGGGTTAAAGATTGTAGGATCAACTCCTGGTGGAATTGTAATAGAATCTGAGTCTGGGTATACAACAACAGGGATTCTTGGAGTACCATCAGATGTATCAGCAACATCTAAAGGTCCTACACAAACTATACCGTTTTGATAATCAACGGTTCCTATGCTGTTATTAAGAACTACTTCTTTTTCGTTACGAGTAGCAACTAATAGAAGATTTCCTTTTCCATCATCACGAATATTAACTGGTACTAGCACCTCAGTGGTTCTATTTCCAGAGGCATAGATGGCATCTGACGCATCTGACGCAGCAGTACCACCACCTGCAGTAGATCCGTCCGCTAAGAGGTCTGCAAGGTTCTCTGTGTACCCTGTAGCGTAGAACTTACCAGATTTAACTGCACTATACTTAGGAGGGCATGTGGAGTCTCCTGCATCGTTTCCACCTAAGTCACTTGGGTTCGTAATTGGGTTACCAAAGTCTAAACATTGGGTAAATACGTTTCCAAATGTAAATTGGTCTAAATTTTGACCCATAGTAAGTTGAGTACTGGTTCCAGAGATAGCATCGTCTGAAGCATCAACCATTGAGTTAAATTTAGATTTCTCTAATCTATTGTTAAACCTATTTTCACGATTCTGACCGTTATACTGGTCAATAGACTTGAGAATTTCAGTACCTAGTTCATTTGACGATCTAGAAGTTTCGTTACCGTTATAGAAAGGATAAACTTTAGGTGTAATATAGAATATTCTTGGGTCAACGATTACTGGTTCGATAGATGCCATCGAATACTTCAGTAATTGGTTCTTAATACGAGTTTTTGTAGTAGTATTAAGGTTAACACCCGATTTTGATCTCACAGCAATGTAAACCTTACCGTAAATAGGTGGATTTAACTTCTCACCTCCATATGCGGTAACTGCTGCTGCTTGGGGATATAGAGAAGAAACAATATAAGCATAATCGTCTTCTGTAACTGCCCTAGACTGCGTTGAGAACTGCCTAGGAGCACGGAATTTGACTGCCAACGCTGATTCCCTGTCAGTACCATCTTGACTGCTGTCTATGGTCGCTAGAGACATGCTAGAAGGAGGTATAGCACGACCTTGGGAGTCTACTGCTTGTCCAATAAAGGAAAACTTAGTACATCCGTTTGCTTCGGTTCCTGCAGTACTTACATACTCTAATATAATGAACTCATTATCAATCAATTTACGTCCTAGAACCCCATCACCGAAGATTACCTTGTATCTAAGGTCTTCAGTCTCCTCTAGGAAGTAGTTTCTTGATGTAGATGCCAAATCTACCACGTTTGTAGACAATGAATACTCATCAAGTTCTACAGACTGTTCTGAAGGTTTAACAGAAACAGTTAAAAGTTCAGTATCAACTGATTCAGCAGGTATTACAAACTCCTGCTTTTTAGTATCATCAACTGTGTATGTAAATCTAAGTAAATTACCCTGATGAATAATAACCTTACTAAAACTTGCTATACCATTGTTTTGATCAACTGATACAGTTACATCATCTAGTAAACAATAAGTGTAGGTGTCATTTGTGTTACTAGAAATGTAGACATCACCCTTTTTGATAGTTACTGTGTCTGGGTATGATTGTCCACCTGGAATCAGTGCAGTCTGAACTGCCATTCTGACGCACGCTTTAGATGCTTTAATGGAACGAGGGGTATAACCAAGCTGCTTTGCTATTCTTACAATATTATCCCTTACCGTTGCTGACTCAAGAAACGCTTCATTCATGCTCATGTTAGCATTAAATGAAGTGTAGTATGTGTTATAGGCAAGTATGTCTATTAAGTATGAAGCAGCTGATCCCTCAAAGTCATAATCAGTAAACTCATCACGAGTACGCAAATACGACTTAATGGACTCTTTTATCTCAAAGAAATCCAGAGAGGTTAATTCTGATGGGGTAGCTGGCATGTTAGGTTCTCTCTAGGATGAACTCAACTGTTTGTGTCACATTTTGACCGATTATAGAATATTCGATTCCAACGTCTAACTCATTCTCATCTATTGATTGGTTAACGTTTATACGTCTAACCGCCACTCTGGGTTCTAATCGTTTAATCGTATTCTCTATTTCATCACGAAGATCTTCTGCAAGAAAGACATCAAAAGGTTCGAAGAGTAATCCTGTTACTCTAGATCCAATGTCATACTGATAAGGTCTTTCACCAAACTGGGTAAGTATTAAATTACGAACAGATTGCTTAATTGCATTCTCATTTTTGACAGCACTAAAGTCCTTAGTATTAGGATTTGACTTAAAGGAAATTGCAAAATCCTTAAAACCTCTACTAAAGAACTTCTCAGACCTGAATCTGTAGCCTGCCATTATTTAATTGTTTATAACAGTTATCTGGATTATTTATAGCACTTTGTAGAAAGTATACTTTAAAAACAATTCTTCACCTTTTTTAATGGGTTTAGTGGTCTTCATATAGTACTTCGAACCTTCTAACCACTTCCTACAGTTAGGATTTTCACTGTGATTTATAAACCCTCCTAGGGGTGTTCTGATTATCTCTTCATCTACAACAATATGGGACATCCCAAGTAACAAATTCTCAGGAATATCCTGTGAGGCAAAAATGCCCTGTCCTGCGACAGGGCTATCTTGTATATGTAAGTACTTAGGCAATGCCTGATAGCTCACTTTCCTTGTCCTCTATATTTCTTCTTTGCTGCATTACGGGAAGTTGCAGAGTACTTTGTATTCATCGATGACCCTTGTCTGGTCTTCTTTGGTTTAGCCTCTTTTAAATTCCCTGCGATGTAAACTGCCATAATCTCCTTTGAGTGTTTCTATGATGATAGCACATTAGGACTACCATATGCAACCACTGAAGAACATGGCCAAGAAAAACCAGGAAATCCAATACCCAGAGGATCGAATATTCGACCTATAGGGAGTTTGTAGCAAAAGACAGTCTTAGATTGTGCAATGAGTATTCTAGTGTGACCTATACCACCATCTTCTATGGTCAATAGGGAACATGGGTACGGAGTTGGTATCGGGCATACCGCTTTACCGCACGGACACATGTGTATTACTATATTAGTACACGGTGAGGGGTGATTAATGAACCTGTCACCAAATGTCATAGTTGGTAAGAAGTTCGTTAGTACTGTTGCCTTCAGTGGATGTAGCGGACCAAAGGGTATTAAAGGAAGAGGTGGCCACCAACATGTCCATTGTTTAATCTTAATGGGGTACATGGGAGGAGGTCCCGAACATCCCATGACACAGTGAACCGTGGACGGAATACAGATTCCGTGCCCAGAGCAAGGCAATCCCGTAATGGGTGCTACAGGTAATAGAAATCCGTATGCCATAATCTAGTCTGCAGAATAATGTGTGTCAGGTATTATAAAGTCCTTGTCATATTCATCCCTATCCTCATCGGAAGGATCGTGTGACGCAGGGTTAATCCGCTTAGTATTATCTATTAGAGTACCAGGATTGGTTAAATTGGTCATGTTTCCGAATACAAGGTCGCATTCACTGAAGTATGGGTTACCAAAGTTCTTAATAGACTCACCATAGGTGATAGTTGACCCAGTATTATAGTTCAGTACCGTCATAGTTCCGTTAAACGGTCCTAATAGTATCTCAAACTGACTCACGAGTTTCGGATTTATAGCAATTGCTGCGTCAGATACGAAGTCAAGTGCTAGGGAACCTCCCGCACAAGGAGGATTAGCAATATACCCAACTCCCCAATATCCCGTAGATGCAGTTTTATTGGTACCTGGGTTTGCAGGGTTATATCCGCAATACACATCTAAGCATCCATTAGGGTTACTAGCATGACGGAGATAGGTATCCCAACACTCATGAGGAGGTACTCCATTTACGGGCATGGCTACACCTATGTTCGTATAGTACCAATATCGCACATCAAGTTCCTGCCCAGTCTCAGGATCTTCCTCATGAGCAATCCAACCTACCTGAGTTCCTGGTGCATGAGTAGATAAGTTGTCACCTAACCAAGTTTTAAACTGTTCATACTCCGAAAATCCTTGTCTGTTGTAATCATAAGTGTTTTCATCACTTCCAACAGGTACAAATACAATATCAGACGCATTACTTGGGTCACGATAGCATCTACCCTCAATATCACCTCGTTTACATGGCCAACACTTGCTATTTCCACCTGGTCCTGAGTCTCTAGTCCAAGTTAAATTGGGTTCTGGTAAATTCCTTAGGAAGTTCATGAAAGCTTGCCCCTGAGGACCAATTGTATGCCCCTCTAATGCCATCGAAACCCTGAAACTAGCCTTCTCTGCCTTCGAAGCACAATATTTGTACACCATGTACCCAAATGCCCTCTGTTTACCCTCTTCATTTAACTCAATATAGGGGCAAGGTATGTCAAAGAAACGTGTAGCGGTGTATAACTTAGGTTGAGGTAGTTTAATACAGTTATCTTTGTTGTTCCAACCCCATAAATCGGAGAATCCGTCACTTCTATCGTCTGTTATCCTCACTCCCTTTAACATTTCGGGGTATTGGTTGTTCATCATCTCATTAAAACGTGGAGATGCCTTAATCGGACCTGATAAATCCTCCGCAGTGAACAATGCGTCCTCATATATCCTTGGAAATTCGATGTTTATGCAACTTGCGGGAAAGTTTGAGCACAAATTCGTAGTCTCATCATCATAATCCTTGATTCTGACGTAACCAGTAGGGTACTTTGTGGTAAATCCGTTCATCATAGTGTTAAAACCGCCTATGATACCGTCATCCATCTGGTCTATCTGATCATCTGAGGCATCTGCACGCCCTTTGATGCTCTCCTTTAGTCCATTCTCTGCTCTAATGTTATCTTTAAAGGTTTTTGTCGATAAATTTACGTTAGGACCACGCATTTTATACGATTCCTTCTCAGTATCGACGATATAAACGTTAGGTTTATTGTTTGGGTCTGGATCATAACCTGATCCACGGTCTTTTATGAGCACTTCTATCACAGATCCGTCCTCATTGATCTGTGCAATCTCTAAAACTGCCTTTTTGAGTGGAGTTTTACCTTTTCCTTCCCCACTTGCTCTCCGTAATTGCTTTGCTCCTGTGTTTACAGTCTCGTTTGTACCCTTTATCTGTACATCTCCTGGTGCAGCACCCTTACCATAGGGCATTAAGTTCTCTCTTTCCTGATATGACTCACTCATATCCTCTTCTAGAACCGCAGACTGCTTCTTTTTGATATCTTTCATACCAAAATTGTTCTTACTACCGTCTGGATTGTTAACTGGGTCGTTCGGAGAGTTCACAAATGCCTGATCCCAACCTCCCATGTTGTGAAATACCTTCCTTGCATTGTCATTAGCGGATCTTTCTGTCAAAACTGCAGGTTGTTCGATCTCAATCTTCGGTGCAGCATACCCAAATCCACCATTTATGATGTCTATACTCTCAACTTGCCCTTCAGAATTGATATTTGCTCTTATTTCTGCTGTATCTAAGGTACGATTTGCGATTAATTGTGATGGATCTATCTCAATACGGTAGTAAGTGATCTTTTTAGGGAACTCATACACCCCAAAGAACGCACCTTTGTCCTTAATACCGTATCCTGCAAGTACTTGGATCTCTCCTAAGTCCGTAGAAGTGAATGCTTGCTGATATGTGAACTCATTTCCTTGACCAGATAGCTCCATATACCCAACTTTTAGCTCATCACCGAAGTATCTGACCTGTGTGATGTCCCATCCGTTGATTTGTTCACCTATAAAGAAGGATCCTGTGGTAGTTGTGTACCGAAATAGTATTCTTGTACTGGTAGTATCCGCAACTAAGAACGATTCATTGACATTTTTAGACTTCATGTCGGATAGAGACATCTTAGTTTTGAGTGTTTCCCACGAATCTGACCTTATTTCATAGAATCTACTGTATTCTATAGGTACAGGAACGCAGACAGGGCACCCTGCATAGTCCTCATCGTTAGGGCAACACGCTGCATCACTCAAACTGAAGTTAATTCCGTAGATTGGACCGTTCCATGGGAACGATGTATCGTACAGATAGTACATAAACTGCGAATCGTACGACTGTTCGAAGGAAAGATAGCGGGGAAGTGCTGCTTTTACTGCACCATTCCTACCATAGAACCACTCAAACAGTGCATCTGTGGTATTAACACCAGCTACATTGTCAGGATTACCCCAACCTTGGATCGAAGGTACGCCATTTTGCTCTCGAAGGTACTTTAAGAGTGTCCATTCATTGTTCCACTGGTACCAATTTGACCTATTTACGTTACATTCTCCCGTTGGACCGATAGATCCGATGTCAGCATACTGTGTAACTGCACTACTTGCCTTGTTTAACTCAAAACAGTAACCAACTATACCTACATATCCCCATAATTGATCTCTAGGATCCTTACAATCGGGCACTCCACCACCAGGATTCTGCAATCCAACCTCATTTTGAGGAGAAATAGTGTAGAAGTGATCTCTCTTCATTGTATTTGAGTTGTAATAATACTCATACAACGGTCTTACTGTCTCACCAGCTGCAGCATACGGTGCTGCGTTCGCTGCACTTGTCCAAATATATCCAATTATCTCTCTTAATGCATATCCAGAAGGAGGAGATGCAGTCGTAGACAGCATTGTGTCGTTCAGAGTTGCATTATAATGTGCATACAACGCTGTAGAACCTGCTGCTTGGTCTCTTGCTATATGAAATACTGGTCTTCCATCACGAGGTTCCTTGTTATAACCCTCCATGACCTTCTTTGCATTGGGGTCATTAGGGAAATCACTCCTGTGATCTAATACTTTGTTCCTTGTATAGGTATGATCTTGATATTTACTACGATACCATCTATAAACTCCCGAACGAAACCCGTCACAAGTTCCCACACAGGTCTCATCATCATCTCCCAGATATAAAACTACGTCCTTACCCGCAATCATAGATCCAGGACCGAATCCATTAAACGTTATATTGTAATTAGTTCCTGGTCCGCTATGGTTATCGTGAGATTGATACCCACCAAAAGCAGGACGCTGAAACGTCTTTAAAAACGTAGACGATGTTACAACGTTAGGATAACTTCTTCCAGTCTCTATTATATAAGCTGGCATTACTCAAGTTCTTTGATACGACCCTCCAACATATTTAGTCTCGTATACAGATCGTCAAATAACTGCTTTATGTTTAGATAATCTTCATACCCCTCAGGTTTGTATTTTACCATATCAGCACCAGGCGGGGGTATCTTACTAAATGCTTCTTCTAATCTCTTGGATCTCTCGGCAAGGTTTTCGAGTGCCTTACCGATCATCTCCATATGTTCTTTGTACTGATCTAAGAATTCTTCCATAATGAAACGACGGTATTTTTTTTACGGTAATTTTTTTTAATCCTTTACCTTATTAAGTATAACAGACCCGTCAATATCCTCTTCGAAATCCAACAAAGTCCCTTCTATCCATCCCAAGTCCTCAACGAGTGCCTCAGGGAGTCTCATGAAGAAATCTCCTTCTTCGTCCAATTCTACTTTCATAGCATATCTGTGATCCATATTATGTTTTGTATCTCTAGACACTTTATATAGTGTTTTCTTTTTTCCGAAGTACAAGTTCTGTATAACTTAAATACATCTTCCCATCAGACTCTAAGTCCACCAATGTGGAATTACACTGATATGGGTGATGTAGCATATAACCTCCCTCAAGGTATATTCCGATATGATTGGCTAAACGATGCCCTTCAGCGTTCCTGTAACCGCCTTTGAGAGGTGCTATGTACAATCTCATGATCATGACATCACCCTCTTTCATGATATGATGATCAAAAGATTCCATGTTGTTTCCCTGATATATTACAGTACTGCCACCAGGTGCAGCAGCATGTATATAATCTGTTTTAAAGTAATACTTCTTCTCTGAGGGATAGTCATATAAAGGTATATCGTATTGCTCCTCATAGAACTTAAGGATAACACCATAACATCCTCCGATGTTCTGTTTTTGTTTCCACCACGGTAAGTCCATATAAGACTTCCACTTCTGCCAAGTGTCTGAGTAGGTAGGTCTTAGTCCCATAATCTTCTTAATTGCCTCACGTCATCCACTCCAAAGAGTGATCTGCATTTATTCTCAGCATCCTGTCTGAGATTACTCTCACAAAGAAACTCTACCTTAACAAGACGATTGCTAGGGTAGAGTACTTGTGCTTCCCATCTAGTTGGATTCATGCAGGTGTTACGTTAAATGTCAGTGTGATTCTATTATCTGTCTGGTTACTTTCATACCCATGAGTCAGATTACTTGGATAGATTACCACATCTCCTTTCTTAAACGGTACTGTTGCTTCCTGTAGATTAAAAGCAGTCATCTGTTTAAACGGTAACATCATTACAGGGAACATCTGAGACTGTACCTGACGTTTAAACTTAAGAAAACTATGTGCTTCCTGATCATAGTTAATAAAGAATGTACCACTAAACACACAGTTAGCATGTTCATGGGGAGCATAGATAGCACCTTGATGGGCAACCTCTACATATACATCATTAATACGAAAGTCAGAAGAATAGTTTAAACCTTCATTATTATGAAAGTGTACACATTCCATTAACTGCTTCTCTAAATCAGGCATATCCTTCAGGATCTGATTCGTTTTACCTACCTGTTGTACATTATGACATAGAACTGCTCTCTCGTTTATCTCAACGAAATCCTGATTCTTCATCCATTTCAGTACAGGGTCTACGAACTCTTCTATATTAAACTTACTCACAGGAGTCATAAAAAGACCATACGTCTCCCTATCCAGACGAGTATGTTCGCTGAAGTCCTGCTTAATGTCGTGGATGCTCATTCTGTTTCTTTTGGTTTCTTAGTAGTACGCTTAATTAATTTAGCATACTTCACTTCCTCTTTAGTATACCACCCTTTATGCTCTTTAGCAAGTTTGATGATTTTCTTTGCGGACTTTCTGTCCGACTTCCTCTGTGTCTCATCCATATGAGAAATTTTTATATACGAAAAATATTTTTAATATAACATAATATAACGACCCCTCTGGGATACGTTTATAGCTTAGAAAGACGGTACTTTTTTAATTATAGACAACGAACGAACGAAATTAACTGTCATAAGTGTTAATAACTGTTCATGCACTAATTGTTAATTAGTGTCCTCAATATACCCCACATCATAACATAAACCCTCTGCTATGAAGTAATCACATAGTTGCTGTAATTGTCCATGCAATTCTTCATTTAAACCTGTGTCAATTAGACCCTGTGCTAACAAGATCTGTTCATCAGGTGGACAACATCCAGACTCGTAAAGTTCCAGGAGAAACTGTAAAGAATAGGGGATAGATTTCATGCTAATTGTTTACTATAACTCTCAGCATCTTTTAACGCTAATTGATAAGATTTAAACGCTCCGTTAGGTTTACAATTTGGGTAATCATATGCCCAAAAATGTTTACTACCCTTTGTCCACAATTTAATAGTAACTGGGGGGTTAGTTTCCAAAGTAATTGTTTTAGTCATTAGAGGCAATTAAGGCAAAAAAGTGTTAAGCAATTAAGGCAATATAGGCATCTAATTCTTGTTACTTAGTGGGCATATTAGGCAGGTCTTTGTTTATACTTTTCCACATACTCTGTGGAAAACTTGTTAGAAACTCCCTTACGATTAGGTCGGGATTGTTTCCTCTTTTCTCTCAAACTTTTTGCCTTATGTGATACATAAGGGTCATTACGTTTGTATGTCCTACCCATGGGTAATTAGTGCTATTAAATAACACTTAAGTAACTGCTAGTATTATATAGCAAAAATGCCTATGTGTCAAATTGTGTGGACGTGCTGATAGTGTTGACAATTCGGTGATGATATGAGACAATTTGAGACACCAACAACTCCGTACATTCCCAAAGGTATCAAACACTTAACTATGTTTTTTAAAACATTTATAAACTTTTCCACAATTTCCCGTAACTGTGGAAAACTCTATACGCCCACTAGGTTATTTCTACCCAGTTCTCTCTAGGGAACTCTGGTAACTCTGGGTCATTTACCTTTTTAAAATCTAACTCTGAAATGCCCTCCAGTTTGTCAAAGTGTGGATAAAACAGTTCATCTAGAATTTTCTCTGACATTACTTCCTGTTCATCATCCATAAAAACACGATAATGCTTAAAGGCATTGTAGATTAGTTCATACTCTTTTCTGTTCATTGGTTTCTGTCCTATAGTGTGAATAATGGGTGAATTATCTCAAATAGAGATAACCACCTGCCCAACTAGCACGATTTAGACATAAATTCCTGGAATTCTCGTCTAGTAGGTTATAGCGTACATGTTTAGCGGGTGCTTTCCATGAAGCAGGTTTAAAGACATTTCCATTTTTCTTATCTACAAATGCGTGTACTGATCTAGAGGAATATTCGCCATTTCTCTTTTCGCATTGGCATATTTTAAAATACTTTCTACCTGATTCGATTTTAAACTGTAAATCCTGACCATTTGGGTACTGGTGGTTATAGTCCTCTGTGAGTGCTGTGCATAAGTCTTGAGCGTAGTTTAGAACTGGGTTTGTTGCTGTTGTCATGATGTTTAATAAAAAAAAATTTGCGTGCTGTGTGGGTTTGTGAGATTTACTGATTGATTGCTCTTGTGTTAATTACGAGGTCTCTAACTCTTTCTCTGTCTAGTGAGTCACCACCGCCCCATGTGACGTGAGTTCCCTCTTCGCATAA